CCTGCTGAAGACGGCCGGCTTCACCCTGGTCGTCAACCCGGCTAACCCCGCGGTGCGCGACCGCGTGCTGTCTGTCAACGCCATGTTCCTCAATGGTGATGGCGAACGCCGCTACAAGGTCAACACCGAACTCTGTCCAGTCACGACCGGCGTGCTTGAGCAGCAGACATACGCCGAAGTCGGAAAGCCGAATGCCGGCGAGCCGAACAAAGACGGCACGGAAGACCCGAACGATGCCTTGGGCTACTTCATCGTCAAGCGCTTCCCGATCGTCAAGCGCACCGCCTCTACCGCACCTTTGAGAATCTGAATATGTCTGATGACCCGAGCAAAACGCTACCGGCAGTAGACGCCATGCGCGAAGACTGGGCCATCGTCGATCCTTTGATGGGCGGCACCCGGGCGATGCGCGAGGCTGGTGAAGCGCTGCTGCCGAAGTGGCCGAAGGAAGAAGACTGCGACTACAGGAACCGCCTGAAACTCTCGACGCTGCTCCCGGCCTACAGCGAGACGGTGAAGAACAACACCGGGCGCGTGTTTGCCGAGCCAATCGTACTGGGCGAAGATATTCCGAAGCCGATCGAAGCGTACGCCGAGAACTTCGATCGCCAGGGCAACAACCTGCAGGTCTGGGCTCAGTCGTTCTTCACTCAGGCGCTGTCGCATGGTCTGTGTCACGTACTGGTCGACTACCCGAAGACCACTGACGGCGAAGGCAACAAGACAATCGTCACCAAGGCCGACGAGAAAGCGGCAAAGGTTCGCCCTTACGTCGTCATGATCCGGCCTCAGCAAGTTCTGGGCTGGCGTTCGAGCTCTGTTGATGGTGAGCACGTCCTGACCCAATTCCGTTACATGGAAGAGGTTGAAGAGGACGACGGCGCTTTCGGCACTAAATCTGTTGCCCAGATCCGCGTGCTGATCCCTGGCGCCTGGGCGACGTACCGAGAAGGATCGGTCAGAAACAAAAAAGGTTGGCAGCTGCATGATCAGGGCACCAACTCGCTTGGTCATATTCCGCTGGCCACGTTCTACACCAACCGAACCGGTTACATGACGGCCAAGCCGCCACTGATCGAACTGGCTTACCTGAACGTCAAGCATTGGCAGTCCCAGAGCGATCAGGACAACATCCTGCATGTTGCTAGGGTGCCGATGCTGGCCATCTCAGGCATCGACGACGACACCTGGGAGCTGAAGGTCGGCACCGCGTCCGCTACCAAGCTGCCAACCAATGGCAAAATGGAGTGGGTCGAACACACCGGCGCATCGATCGAGGCTGGGCGCACGTCGCTGGCGGACCTTGAAGACCAAATGCGGATTGCCGGTGCCAAGCTGCTCCAGAAGGACAAGCAGGTCACCAAGACGGCAACGCAGGCCGAGGATGAGGCGGCTCAGGAGATGAGCCCGCTGCAAACCATGGCGAGCCAGCTTGAGGACACGCTTGACCAGACCCTTCAATTCTTCGCCGAGTTCATCGGCGAGAAAGAGGGCGGTCACCTCCAGGTCAATGGCAACTTCGACATCGACTTCGCCCCCGAAACGACTTTGCCACTGCTGCTCAACATGGCATCGCAGGGCCGCCTGTCCGACGAGACGCTGTTCTCCGAGATGCAGCGCCGCAACGTGGTGTCCAGCGACATCAAGTGGGACGAAGAGAAAGCCAAGATTGCCGAACAGGGGCCGAGCCTCGGGGTGCTGTAAATGCCAACCGTCAACCAGGTCCTCGAAGACGAGCAGATCGCGCACGCGGTCGACCTCGAAAAGTACAAGGTTGGCGTTGTCCGGCGGATCATTGCGCTGCTGAACCGGTCCGATGCTGACCTGTCGGCGGCGCTGGCTGCTGCACTGGAGCGTCTGCCGACCGAATCCTTTACGGTTGAGCGACTGGAGCTGCTGCTGGATCAAGTCCGCCTGATCAACAGTCAGGCCTATGCGTCGGTAGCCCAAGAGCTACAGAGCGACCTGAAGGACTTGGCAGGCTACGAGGTGAGTTGGCAGCGTGCGCTGTTCGAGTCGGCCATCCCTAACCCGGTTCAGGTGCGCTTCCCGATTGCCAGTGTCAGCGCCGAGCAGGCCTATGCTGCTGCGTTGTCCCGGCCGTTCCAGGGTCGCCTGTTGCGCAACTGGGGCGAAGAGATCGCCGCCGACCGCATGGTCAAGGTCCGCAACGCCATCCGCACCGGTTACCTCGAAGGCAAGACGACTGACCAGATCATCCGCGGCATTCGTGGCTCTCGGGCCACTGGATACGCTGATGGCTTCCTTGAGCGGCCCCGCAAAGACCTTGCGGCGGTCGTCAGGACAGCAGTGAGCCATGCCTCGGTGACTGCACGGGACGAATTCAACAAGTCCAACGATGAGATCCTGAAGGCCGAGCGCTGGGTGTCCACGCTCGACAACAAGACCTCACCGATGTGTCGCATCCGCGACCAGCTTCAATACACGGCTGTCACGCACAAGCCAATCGGCCACAAGGTGCCTTGGCTGCAAGGCCCGGGCAAGATTCACTGGTGCTGCCGCTCGACGTCGAGCGCGGTGACCAAGTCGTGGCGCGAGCTCGGCATGAAGCTGGATGAGATGACTCCCGCCCAGCGCGCCAGCATGGACGGCCAGGTCCCGGCGAACACCACCTATAGCGAATGGCTCAACCGCCAGTCGGACGCCCGCAAGATCGAGGTGCTCGGCCCGGCGCGCGCGCAGTTGCTGAAGGATGGCAAGCTGGATCTGGAGGACTTCTATTCGCCTACCGGTGAGTGGATGACTCTCGACCAGATGCGCGCCCGTGACGCGGCGGCATTTGCTAAGATGGCAGCCTGACCAAGAGGGTTGCCCATGACTGACAAGATGATTGAAGTTTTCGACGCTTGGTATTTCGGGATGTTTCCTCTTGAGCGGGCAATGATCGAAGCTGGAAGTTCAAGCTCGGCACGCAACCGGGGCCTGTATCTGCGTTGCTGGCAAGCCTCCCGCGAATCGATGGTGATCGAACTGCCGAAACCATATGCCGTCGTAGGCGACTACGCCGCGTGCGGTGGAGGGCGGTCGGTTTGGGATGTCGAGTACGCGGAAAAGATAACCGACCGCATGTGCGAGAAGACGGCTGTGTATGACGTGGCCAGTCTGGAAGCAGCCGGCCTGAAGGTGAAGACCGCCGCATGACCGACAAACCCCGCTTCCACGTAATCGACGGCACCGCTCCGCGGGATACCCCGGCCGAGCAGGTGCGTCGTCGTGTGCGGGCGATGCCGAAGCCTGAGGCGATGGTTCAGTGCCATCGTTGTGGCGGCAGGGAAGTGATCGAGTCCAAGATCGGCGTCCTGATGAAGAACGGCAAGCCAACTGGCGGGACGAAGGCGCTGCTTTGCGTCGTGTGCCTGCTGAATGGGGAGAGGGTGGTGTTATGAACTACGAAGAATTGCTGATCAAGTACATAAAGCATGTCGTGGACTGCGAGGGTACTGACTTCATCCACCGTCTGAATGGCGGTCAAGGTGAAGAGGTCGTGTTCACCGATAGTGAGGTGCGCACACTGCAGCGCCTAGTAAGTCCTCATGCTGGCAAAGGCTGCAATAAGATACTGGCTGCCGAGCAGTGGTTCCGCTTCTGTGGTGAGACGGATATGGGGCAGTCCGCGCCCGCCCTGTGCACTGAGTGCGGTGGCGAGTACAAGCTCGCCGAGTAACACGAAACGAATTCAAACAGCCCTGGCATCCGCCGGGGTTTTTTATGCCCGCGATTCACACAAGCCTCGTCCATGACGGGGCTTTTTATTGGGCGCGATTCCGGATGGATAGCGCAGCACGGGGCCGGATGGCTCAGAAAAGGGCGGATGCCTGGAGATCTACATGAAACTCAAACTCGACGAGCAAGGTCACGCAGTTCTGCAAGACGGCAAACCGGTTTACATCCATGACGACGGCAAAGAGGTGCCATTTGACGCGCCTGGCACGGTAGCCACGATCACCCGGTTGAACTCCGAAGCCAAGGTTCATCGTGAAGGCAAAGAGGCGGCTGAAAAGCTGCTGAAGTCTTTCGATGGGATCGAGGACGGTGCCGCCGCCAAGAAAGCCCTTGAGCTTGTTGCAAACCTCGACTCCAAAAAGCTGGTGGATGCCGGCGAGATCGACAAAGTCAAAGCTGAAATCAGCAAGGCCTTCCAGGCTCAGCTCGATGAAGCCAATGGCAAAGCAACGACCTTCGAGAAGCAGCTCTATGACGAGAAGATCGGCGGATCTTTTGCTCGCTCGAAACTGATCGCCGACAAGCTGGCTATTCCGGCAGACATGGTGCAGGCGCGTTTTGGCCAAGCATTCCGCGTCGAAGAAGGCAAAACCGTCGCCTACGACCAGCACGGCAACAAGATTTACAGCCGCGCACGACCGGGCGAAGTGGCCGACTTCGATGAAGCAATGGAAACCCTTGTCGAGCAGTACCCCTATCGCGACCAAATCCTCAAGAGCTCCGGCGGTAACGGCGGTTCGGCTCCTAATGGCGGCGGTGGCAATCCGAATGCACCGAAAGGCGACCTCGGCGGCTCCAAGACGGAGCGTGTCGCGGCACTCGCTGCTCGGTTCCCTGATCTGAAATAAAGGAATCAATCCATGTCCCTGTCCCAAATGCAGGTTTTCAACCAGTACATCATGCCAGCGACCATCGAGACGCTGGCGCAGATGGTCGAGAAGTTCAACGCCGCTTCGGCTGGCGCTATCCGTCTGACCACTGAAGGTTTCGATGGCGATTTCCTGCAGGAGTCGTTCTTCGCGGCGATCCACTCGGCCCAGCGCCGCGTTGACCGTTATGCAGCTCAGGCGTCGGCAGCAGCCACCGACCTGACCCAGCTGAAGCGCTCTTCCGTGAAGATCGCGGGCGGCTTCGGTCCGATCCGCTTCGAGCCGGGCCAGCTGACCTGGCTTACCAAGCCGACTACCGAGGGCATCGAGGTTGCCTCGCGCAACTTCGCCGAAGCGATGCTCAAGGATCAGCTGAACACTGCCATTGCCGCCCTGATGGCTGCGATCGGTAACCAGGCTGCTGCTGTGAACGACGTGAGCGCGACTCTGGGCCTCAGCTACAGCGCCATGAACGACTCGCACGGCAAGTTCGGCGACCACTCGGGCAACATTGTGGCCAGCGTCATGAACGGCGTTACCTATCACAAGCTGATCGGCGCCAACCTGACCAACACCCAGCAGTTGTTCCAGTCGCAGAACGTGCGCGTGGTCGACATCCTGGGCAAGGCCGTGATCGTTACCGACGCCCCGGCGCTGTCCATCACCGGCACGCCGAACAAGCTCGCTGTTCTGGGCTTGGTCGATTCCGCTGCCATCGTCCATGACGCTGGCGACGTGATCAGCAACATCGAAACCAGCAACGGCCAGACCCGCATCGAAACCACCATGCAGGTGGATTACACCTTCGGTCTGGGCCTCAAGGGCTACACCTGGGACGAAGCGAACGGCGGCAAGTCGCCAACCGACGCTGAACTGGCTACCGGCACCAACTGGGACTTGGTGGCTTCCAGCCTCAAGCACTCCGCTGGCGTCCTCGCTCTGGGCGATGCTGCCAAGTAATGATCTGGGCGGGGCTTCGGCTCCGCCCATCATCTGGAGATTGAAATGGGTAAATTCACAGGCGTTGCGTATGAGCCGCACCCGGTTTCGCCGGAGCGCAAAGCAGAACTGCGCGATCAAGGCCTCAAGATACTCGACATCCGATTCAAGCCGGAAGAGGAGGTGGCGAGCACTGACTACGCAAAGCTCAAGATCGACGAGATCAAAGCCTTGCTGTCAGAAAAGGGTATCGAGTTCGATGCTTCGGCCAAAAAGCCGGAACTGCTTGACCTGCTGACCAAATCTGAAGAGGCATAACCAATGGCGCTGACCATAGAAGACGGCACCATTGTGGCCGGCGCTGATTCGTTTGCCACGGCCGCCGAGCTGGTCACCTACGCCGAGAACTTCGGCCGGGTGATTCCAGCCGATCCGACAGCACAGGAAGCACTGTTGCGCCGGGCTGCGCTTGAAATGAATGCGAAGCCGTGGAAGGGGCGGACAGTCAGCCAAGCCCAGGTGCTGGCCTGGCCTCGGTATGAGGTCTGCCTGAACAAGTGGCTGCTCCCGTCTGATTCCATCCCAGCGCAGATCAAGGCCGGGCAGATGGCTCTGGCGACTGAGATTCATGCCGACGACCTGATCGACCCCGCGACCCGACAAGGCGCCGCGGTGCGCAAGAAGGTTGGCCCGCTTGAGTTTGAGTACGCCGCCGCGAGCTCAACAGTAAGCAAGGCCGCCGCTGTCCGCCAATCCTATGCCCAGTTCGCCGGCCTGCTTGAGTCGTCGAGCCAGGTCAAGTTGAGTCGAAGCTGATGAGCGATATCTACGACGAGGCGAAAGCGCTGGCTGCCGAGATGCTGGCTCCGCGCAGCAGTGGCGGAAACGGTCTGGAGTTGTCGGTGATCCACGTCACGACCGGTGAATACGACCCGGAAACTGGCACCACGCCGGACACGACCACGCGATACGACGGCTCAGGCTTCCGTGATACCTACAAGCAGAGCGACATTGACGGATCGCGGATCAAGCAGGGCGACGTCAAGTTGCTGATCTCCCCGGTGCTGCTCACGGGTGCCGACATGCCAAAGCCCGTCAGCCAAGACAAGATCCTGTTCGACGGCGACACCTACACGGTGCAGAACGTCGAGCCCTGGAATTACGCCGGCCTCAATGTCGGCTTCAGCGTGCAGGCACGAAAATGACTTTCTCCTTGGATCTGAAGGCGTTCGCCGAGAAGGCCCAGGGCAATGCTGAGACTGTGATCAAGAAGGTCGCCATCGACCTGCTGGGCGCCGTGGTGGATCGATCCCCCGTCGGCAACCCGGAACTATGGGCAGCCAACGCGACCGCGACCCAGTACAACAATGAAGTTGCCAGGCTGAATGCCGAGCTGCGTAACGATCCGGCGAACCTGACCAAGAACGGACGGATGAAGCCCGGTCGCCTGATCAAGGATGGCATGGACTTAACGGCCGGCGCTGGCTATGTCGGCGGGCGCTTCCGTGGTAACTGGCAGGTAAGCTTCGACGTGGCCAAGACCGGCACGCTGGAACGCATCGACCCGACCGGGCAAGAGTCAAAGGGTGAGGGCGTAGGAGTTATCCAGGGCTTCACGACTCAGGTCGGCACCATCTGGATGATGAATAACCTCCCGTACGCCAAACGTTTGGAACTAGGTTGGTCCAAGCAGGCGCCGTCCGGATGCGTCAGGATTTCCGTAGTGGAGTTCCAGACTTTTATAGATAAGGCAGTCGGAGAGCTTCCCTGATGTCAGACAAGATCATCCGCAGCCTGTTTGAAGGCCGCCTGAAGACGTGGGCGACTGCCAGGTTGCCGGCACTGCCGATTGCCTATGAAGACGTCGCCTTCACGCCACCGGCTGACGGCTCGCCTTACCTGCGCGCCTTCCTGCTGCCGGCCAATACGACCAGCGAAGACCTCGAAGGCAAGCACACGGCATACCGTGGCATCTTTCAGGTTAGCGTGGTGACCAAGGCCGGAATCGGTCGCGGCACCGCCGAAGGAATCGCCGACGAGATCGCCGCGCTGTTTCCTAACAACCTGGCACTGACCAAGACGGCTTTCACCGTCTACGTCCGCGCGCCGATGTCCACGGGCTCGGCCCAGGCCGGCGACACGACCACCACGCTGCCACTGTCGATCCAGTACCGGGCCGACACCACAACCTAATCCGCCCATTGGGCAAACCCAGAACCCGCCATTGAGCGGGTTTTGTCATTTCTGCACAGAGGAAAACCCCCATGGGATACAAGCTGCCCAACGGCGCGACGTTCGAACACGCCGCGACCTACGCTGCCCCACTCGCATTCTCGGCTATCTCCAACGCCTCCGAAGCCATTTGCACCACTGTTGGTGCCACCTTGGTGACCGGCGATATCGTTCAGCTAACTTCTGGCTGGACTCCTCTCAATGGCAAGGTGGTTCGGGTGAAAACCGCGACCGCGACCGCGATCACGTTGGAAGCGATCGATACCACCAGCACCCAGATCTTCCCTGCTGGCTCTGGCGCGGGCACGCTGACGAAGGTACTGACCTGGGCTCAAATCCCTCAGATCACCGATGTTGCCTTCTCCGGCGGCGATCAAAA